GAGGTGCCGGTCGCGACCTTGACGGGAGCAGCCGTAGTAGGCTGCGCCCCATTGATGGTGGTGTATAGGTTGGCCATTAGGAGCTTGCTCCCCACACGAGCATGTACCCGGCGTCCCCAGAGAGGCCGGAAGGGATGGTGACCGTATTGCCGCTTATGGCACAAGACTCCGTTCCGGCTACGGTGGTGCCGAGGATCACGGCCTGCTTTGCGATCGAGAATTCCGGCATCGTGTAGGTGTCTCCGGTAGTAACGTCCCGTACGGCGTACAGGACTACCTGATCGGATAGCCCATTCCTGAATACCGGGACCATGTTGGCTGCGGTTAGAGCTGCCATTTCTTCTCCTAGCGGTACGCCGCTCTCTTAACTGCCTGCATGATATCTAGGGAAGGAAGCGGGAGCGCTGCCGCTCCTCCTGGAACCGTCGCAGTAAACGCGAATGTATCCTGGTCCGTAACCGGAGTTGTGCCTGCTCGCTGCGTCCAGGTGAGGCTAGTTCCCGTATTCGTAACAGACATGCTGAATGCCCCGGAGCTGCCCGTTCCTCCGCCGCATATCATCGCGAGGAGGACCGAACCTCCGGGTGGCGTGAAGGCCGCTCCTGTCACGGTCTTGACGCCAGATCCCGTGGCGCTCGCTAGAGCCGGAGAGGAGCTGTCAACCGCAGGAGTGCTTCCACCCGAAGCCTTGACCTCGTAAACTGCCCATGTGGTGTAGTCGTTCCCTCCTCCTGTATTGGAGGCTCCGACAGTAACCGGCGTGCTAGCCGTTACCGTTCCTGTGTAGTGACCGAATCCAGCACCCCAGTCATCGGCGTCATTCGAGCTGGAGTCAATCGAGTTGTTCGTGGCAGCCGTGAATGAGCCGCCCCAGTCATCTGCGGTGATGGCAAACCCGATGTAGGAGTTGCTGCCATTAGGCGTGATGCTTGGATCAGGCATGGCGTTAGCAACGGCTGAAGTCCCGGCTACGCTTGCCCCTCCTGCCTCGGTAGCCCCGGTCAGAACCGTGATCCATAGATATATGTGCTCGTTCGCCGCAGCACCAGACATCGTGGCGGTGACTGTGACGGACATTGACTATCCCGGATCAGGTCTGAGCCTCGGTGATGGTGAACGAGGAGCAGCTCACCGTCGCGCCCGAGGAGATGGAGAGGGAGTTGAGGTTCATGTCGGCACCGGAAGTACCGACCGAGCCGGTAGCTACCACCGTGCTGCCACCTGACTCAACGAGGGCGAAGTAACCGGCCGTGCCCGTGTTACCGGCCGTACCCGAGGTGATTGAGTTGGCCGTGGCCGTTACGGTCCCACCGGAAGCCGTCGCCGTTGCGAAGGCCGTGGACGAGAATGTCAGGGTTGCCAGCAGGGTGCCGGTAACCGAGCCGTCCAGGGCGGGCTGCGAGCCGGTGTAGATCTTGATGAAGCCGCTGTTGAGCAGGACGCAGGCCGCATTGACCGCAGCGATGACGGTAACGTCGTAAAACTGCGGGTTATTCGCCATCAGAATCCTGAAGCGACGACCGGTGTGCCTCCGGAGACGAGCCTGCCTAGCGCCGCGCTCGGCCCAGTAAGCTTCGCGGCACACCCTTCGGGCAGGCTCGTACAGCCTAACACTGCTAGTCATTACGAACTCCCATTCGAGGCAGGCTAAGGCTGCCAGTCATCGTGATCTCCGAAGGGCCGGTTGTCTCCATCTCCGGCGGCTCGAGGAGAGTCTGTTCCTCCGGGGGAACACGCTCCTCTCGGGATAGGTCCTCGTCGGTGATCTCTGGCAGCGGCCCGTCGCCAGGGTGCCAGACTCTCTCTTCCATCAGTTCCTCCCGAACGCTGCCTGTACGTTCCCGCCACCCTTGACGCGAGCGCTATTTCTGATCCACTCCAGCATCAGGGAATCGAATGCTGTATTCCCCGATCCAGATATCTCGAAGGTGATGGTCTGGCCACTCGGTCCTGGGACACGCTCTGGAGCGCCTGTTCCGTTGTATGCCATTGACCAGCCTGTAGGCAGGTAGCCTCCCTGGTCATACCAGCCCCTCGTAAGCTCGCTGTTCCATGCCCCAATTGGCGTTCCATATACCGACTGGATGTACCCGACCATCCACTCAATCTGGGAAGTTGGGTTGCTAGAACCACCCGCACTAGCCGGCCATGCTGCCTTAGGCATCTTGGTGAATGGCAGAGCCTGCGGGATGCCATATGCCCCCGATGGGTTTGCAGCGTACTGATTCCAGCCGCTCTCCCGCATCGCCACATTGTTCCAGTCGGTCCAGTAGATCCCAGTTGCCCATGGCGGATAGATCTTCTTAGCCAGCGCAGCATTGGCTGAGGAACTTCCACCTCCGGATGCGGCAGCCGCAGCTGCGGCTGCTGCCGCTGCAGCACTTGCGGATGTCTCTGCCGCATTCACGAAAGACTGAATTGCGGCTATGCCGAAGGCATCATCCCTGCCGCCAGTCCAGCCTATAGCCGATCCGATGCCGTTAGTTGCAGAGGAAGCCATTCCAGATCCCGATCCCGCAACGCCACCCGTGCTGAACCCAGGGACCCCTAGAGCCTTGAAAAGCCAGGCCCACTGCTTAGTTGTCATCTTATCGATGACAGCCTCGCCGCCCTCCAGCAAGTATGGCCACTGGTCGCCCCCGCCAAAGCCCGGTACCCTGGCGCCACCAGATGCGAAGATGAACCTTCCGCCTGAACCCGATGCCGTCCCGGTACCCGTGATAGTTATGCCACCTGAACCGGAGCCTTCCAGGTTGACGTCTATGTTCTTTCCACTAGGAAGACCAAGGACGGCCTTCCCCAGGCCATTGACAAAGTTGGTGGCTTGCTGAGAGCTAAGACCCGTCTTGATAAGATCATTTATCAGAGCCTGTCGATCCGACTCGCCCTTAGAAGTCTGAGTGGTATTGTTTACAAGGTCACCGGTGTAATTCTTGAGAGCTGCATCAGCACCGCTTGTGGAAAGCAACGCCGCATGGAACTGACTGGTAAGCTGGGTCTGGAGTACATTGGCCAGGGTACCGGCCTTGATGGTGGACTCTGTGATTATATTGTCCAGCCCCGACATGCTAGTGCTGTTATTTTTGACCCAGGTGTTCAGATTCTGCAGGCTGACGGTGCCCGGCCCAAGAGCGTCGTTAATCATGGCCACAAGAGAGGCGCGTGCCGCCTCGTTATTTCCGGCGAAGGGCAGCATCTGCTGGGTCAGCGTAGCGGTAGCAGTGGTCAGCTGAGAGGTAGAAGCTTCCTGCTCCTCCAAGGCCTCTATCACATTATTGGCATTATTAACTTGTGCATAGAAAGACTGATTCAGAGCCAGGTCAGCTTGCGTCAGGCCGCCCATGGCAGCCCCGGCTAGCGATACCTTGCTGGTAAGCTTACCCACGGTATCGGTAGTGCTATCTGCACCCTGCGTAGCCGAGTTGAAGTTCTGCGACAGGGTGGCTATACCCTGGCCAAATGTGTCGAATGTAGTCTCGCCCTGAGTAACCTCATTCAGTAGGTTGGTCTGAGCCTCTGCAATATCCTGAATCGACTTGAGCATGTCCCCCATGAACTGCTCGGGTCCACTTAGGGCATTGATTGCTGCAGCGTATCGGCCGGTATCTCCAGTCAGCGCCTTGATAGCGTCGTCTTGGGCCTGTACCTCGATCTTGGCCTCGTCCCACTGCTGAACATTTGTGCTAGTTATCTGGGAAGTTGTGATCCCGGCTGCGTTCAGTAGGTCTAGGGCATTATTCATGCCGCCGTACTCGGCAGCCAGCGCGCCAAGTCGGCCCCGGACAAGATCTTGCTGGGCAACCAGAGCCTGCAAGCCTTGCGTATAGGTAATGTTGATGGAAGAGGCGTTGGCTACTGCGCCAGAGTAAGCTGACATTCCGTCTCGACCGCTAGAGACGGCATTATTTGTACTCTTGAAGGTGCTCGCAACAGCCTGCTCTGAAGTTACCACCTTCATATTGGACTGCGTTATGGAGGCTGCAAGGGTGTCTCCCAGGCTGCTCAGATTCGAGTTCTGGACAGCCGTCTCCATAGCCTTGTTGAAATCGCTAGCCTGGTCCGTTGCCTTCCCGAAATTCAGCGTCAGAATCACCAGGCCTGCTGCAGCCGCGAGGATCCATCCCCAGGGTAGAGCTGCCGCACCCTCGGCTGCTCCACCGATCGAGAACAGGGCGGTTGCAGCCTTGGTTCCAGCTGTCCCCATTCCGTCCAGCCCCTTGGCTGCGGACATCGCCATGCTACCGAGGATATTGAATCCGCCCGTGACTAGCTTGGCGCCAAGCGTGGCGACAAGACCGACGTACAGAACAGCTCCATGTGCAGCGATGCCCATGTTGATAAGCCATTCGCCAAGACCGGATCCTGTGATGATCTCGACCGCATGTGTAAATCCGTTTGCCATCCCAAGCAGAATTTCTGCATATCCTGGCATGGCCTTTATGAAGTTCCCCAGTATGCCGCCAAGATTACCTATCAGGTTGCCCCACCCTGAAAGATCGCTGGCTCCATTCTTGATGAATGAGTTGAATCCATCCCCGGTAGTCATCGCGAGGGTGAACCGAGCCCCCAGCTGATCCAGAGCAGAGCCAGCGCCCGTGGCCAGGGAGGTGAACACTCCGGCGTTCTTGCCAGCTATCTCAAGACCCTCGCCGAACAGCGTGTAAACCTCGGGCTGCACTGCCGCAGCAAGTTTCGTGAATCCGCCGGTAAGCGGGTAGATGGTCCCGCCAAGCTCGTCGTTGGCCTTATCTAGATCCTGGATGTGTGAGGTGATCTCCATAACGGTATCGATAGATCCTACGCCGAAAGCCGCCATGGCAACAATGGCTGGGATCAGGGTTGCGGTTACCTCTACAATACCGTCCGCGAGGAGATGCCAGCCTGCGACAGAAGCCATGAAAGCCGGCAGGATCCCTGCAAGGTCCCCGCCAAACAGCTTCATCTTACCGCCGAGACCGCCCCACATGTTGCTGGTATTGGTCCACATCGGGATACCAGCTGCAATAGCCCCGTTCAGCAGCGTGAATCCGGCGGCTGCTTTATTGCTAGATCCACCGGCGGATCCAATGGCACTTGATGCAGCCAGCACAGCTGCCGCAACTGCCTCGCTCGAGCTTCCAACTGAAGAATTAGCCTCGCTCTGGCGCAAGGCTGCCTGCGTGGCCGTGGCAAAGGCCGCAGCTAGGCTAGAGGCAGTTATAGCTGCCTGACTCTGATCCCCGCTCGTCTTGCCGGTGGCAGAGCCCAGGGCATTCTCTGCAGCAATAGCATCTGCAACTATGGCATCAATCCGTTCCATCTCAGCCTCCCAGCCGCTGAGCTTCCCGGTAGAATCCTGGAATCCTTCCGTGACAAGATTGATGTCGCTTGCAAGCTTTCCCAGGCCTGCCTGATCCTCGCTTAGCCCTCCTACCGATACATCTACATTCTCTCCCATTACCTGTGGATTGAATGATGGCATCTTCGGGATCTCGTACTGGACCGGAACGGTAACCTCAGCATCGTCAGCCAGATGGGAAAGCTGCTGGCCTATCTGAGAGGCGTTCAGGTTGACGTCCAGGAAGTCGGAAAGACCGGCCTGCTGGATCTTCCTCTTGAGCATAAGGAGCTGCTGCTCTATCTGCCCGGCATTGAGGTTGAAGTCCAGCAGGTCGGCCAGACCCACCGCCTGCATCTTCTGCTTGACAGCCATAAGCTGGCTGGCCAGGTTGGGCGCGTCGAAGTTGAATCCGATCCCAGAAGCTGCCTTCTTCAGCGCCTCAACCTGAGCCAGGGCAGATGCGAAACCGGCAGCTGTGGCGTCGTCAGCCTTGATGGTGATCTCGACGACGTTAACCACTATAGCCACCTTCCGGCTGTCTTGCTTCCGGTGTACCTAGCTGCACTATCTTGAGCATCCGAACCCAGGAGACATCCTGGTCCAGAACCCCTCCGCCTCGGGGCAGGGAATGGAACCTGTCGCATAGTCCGACTACCAGTTCCGCTTCGGCTAGCTCGGGGGGCTTCCGGATACGCTCCCCAGATCGAGTGACTGCTCCTGCGAAGTCTCTCCAGAGCTGGATTCTTTTCCCAGATCCTCAGAGACCCCAATCATCTTGCTCTGCCAGGCAGCCATGATCTGCGTGATGTACCTCCGGTCCTGCGAGTCAACGCCTTCCCGCGTCCGGGGTACGGGCTGGCCGACGCGATCCGTCATGTTCCAGGCAAGCAGCCTGCTCACGAAGAGCTCGATGCTGTCCTCGTTCGCTGCCAGGGTTTCCTCATTGAGCTCCCTTGTTAGCGAGCGACGAAGCATTGCCGTGTGCTCGCCAAGAGTCATAGAGCCCATGGTGACCTCTAGCCCGTGAAGGGGATGCCCCTCCTCGAACCCGATCTGGTACCTGATTTCCTCCGGGGTGAAACCCTTCATCACTTCTCTCCCCACTTGGGTTCGCTTCAGAAGCCGGACTAGCTCCAGGTCGGGACAGCGCCGTTCGAGCCAGAGCCAGGCACCTGCCAGGTCAGCTCCCCCGTAGCCGCGCGGGTCAGCTGGTAGTCGGTGAAGATGCAGGTGAAGGTGAGATTCGGCTCTGTCTGGTTCGTCGGCTGAAGAGTGTTGACGCGCGGCACTGAAGTGGAAGGCACGGTCGCGAACACCTCGTGCGACATGTCGCTGGCATAGTTGAAAACGCCATTGTACGTCATGCTGATGTCTGCGAGGAGCAGGATGCGCTCGTTCGCGCTCTTGTCCACGCCGGTCACGTCCTGGACAGCACGCGGGGTGCTCAGGGTCCAGTTGGTGATGTCGTTGGTGATCGTCTGGGCACTTGCGCTGGCGTCCTGGACGGTGATTACCTCACCGAGACCGCCGGTCTTTGCCATGCTCGGCTACCTTCCCGCTCTCTCAAGAGCATCCTGGTGGGTGGCGAAATCGTCCGCCCAGTTCTCCCCGTTCCGGTGTAGCACCGGATCGGTGCCTCGCGGGTTACCCCGCCAGTCCCCTCCGCTAACCACGAATAGCGGAGGACGTTCTACCTTGACTCGGTGGTCGTGGCGCGGGCCGGGGAAAGGCTGGTTACCCGGACCGTAATGGAACCGGACGATAGTCAGCCCCTCTCGCTTCTCAGTGAATGAACGGCTTCTGTCGCCGTGGCAGTAGTCATACTGCCTTTGGCCGAGATCCGTCGAAGTATCGATCAGCGTGTCCCAGCCCATCACCCAGTGGTCGCACTCGACCTCCTCGCATGTCGCTTTCCGCCAGTGCGTCCGCAACGGGTATCGCATCTCATAGCTCTTGTAGCTCTGCGGCGGCAAGCCAGGCTGTATCCGGTTCAGAAGAACCGCGCCCCTCGTGAATGGCATTTAGAACACGACTCCTGCGATCGGGTTGCGGATGAAGTTGACCGCAAACGATGCGTACGTGAACGTTCCGGTCGTGGCCACCTTCAGATACTGATTCACCGTTGTGGAATTGGAGGTGTTCAGTCGCTGGGCTCCGATGGCCGACATGGCGCTAGTTGCCAGAAGGGAGCTGTAAGATCCCCCGGAAGTGGTGGCGTGCTCGATGGTGATCGTCACCGAGGTTCCGACGAAATCCAGCAAATGTACATAAGCCTGTGCACCAAACGCGGTAGCGGCGGTGTCTGTGATGGCTGACCCGACAGTGGCAGCGGTATCCGTCCGGATGCCGGCTGTGAGCTGCTCGCCCCATTCCATGCTGTACTTGTCAGACTGAACCTCGACAGCCAGAGTCAGGTTACCAGTGGTGTCGCGCGTCGGGTCATAGTTGATCTGGATGCCATTCATGCTAGCTGCCGGGGCCTGGAGAGTTGCGCCACGGAAATAGCTGCAGATGATATCCGAAGTCGGGAGAGGACTCAGGGCAGAGTGCTCGGCTAGGACGGAAGTCCATGTCCAGGAAGGAGAACCCGTGTAGGTGACGGTGATAGTACCGAAGGAGGGGAGAAGGTACGTTCCATCTGCGGTTCCAGCAGTGCTACCGTTTATGGATACATTCGTAACGGTACCGCCGGTGATAGTCACGAGGACCGGCCAGGCGTACGTGCTGACGTATGGAACGGTGGTCAGAGGGAATGCCGGGTTACTCGCAGCCGAGTTGTATTCCCACCAAGAAGAGAACTGCCAGTCAGCTGCTCGCAGACCGCCAACTCTCTCGTTCGCCGAGGACTTGATGCCCGTTACGTCCAGAAGAGCGGGGCCGCCACCCAGCTGTCCGATAGCGCTGACATCGCCAGATAGATCGTATCCGCCGACGTAGAAGTTGTCGCCGAGGCCTGACTGCTTTCCTACCATCTAGCCCTCCTCAGGCTACTTGCGTGAACATGTCGTTTATGATGATAGGAACGGTCAGGGTCATTACGCGGAATACCTGACGATCTATCTCAACGTACCCAGCCTGAGCCTGGAATTTCACTCCTGTCTGCCCCAGCACATCAACATTCCTGACGCTAGCTTCCTGCCCGAACTCAAAATCCCCGGTAAGAGACCCCATGAAGTCAGTTATTGCCGCCGTTATCTGAGGGTCAATTGCATCGAAAGGCTGCTGCGTAAAGCTGGTGTACACGCGGACGCTGAGGACGATAGCACCCGAGGAGGCCGCAAGGCCGGAGAGCTTGCCCATCGTGAAGATTGTCTGGACCCACACGGAGCAATACACCCCGGCCCCCGGCGCGTTCTTAGGCTCGTGGCCGTTGACGTTATCGAACCTCCCCGACGCCATGGCATAGCTGATCACCTTGTCTAGGACAATGTTGATCGCAGCGTCGTTGAAGTTCGCGGTCATGATGCTAGTTACCTCCGGGGTTCGTCAGCGAGGCCCGGCCGCTCAGAACCCGGCCGCCTTCGATGGCCAGCTCTTCGGCGGTCTTCTGCTTGGCGGCCATGTGCCTGCTGATGCAGATCGGAAGGGCCACGCAGGCCATGACCAGCTGTCCCATAACCTGCTTCTGCTGCCAGACCGGAACCCAGGTGTCGGCCTCGTTGACCTTCGCCCACTCAGCCTCGACATCGGTCTCGGGGTCTTCCCTGTCCAGAAGCACCTTGTACTCGGCGCAGCACTGGAAGCACTTGATGTTCCCCACTACTGGTTCATCTCCTCGATATAAGGCTGAATCTCGCGCTCTGCGATCTCCTCTGTCTCCGCTTCGAGCATGCTGGCAATCTTACGGAACGTTCCGTAACCAGGGAACCTCCGAGGCGGAGGATTCCTGCGATGCGGCCATACTACCATATTGAGATCTGACACCCCTTCGATCCAGGGACCGTAGGTAACGGGATCGTCAGTCACAAGAGTTGAGTCGGCCGTCGCACGCTCGGCGTGAACCTGGCTGGCCAGAAGGCCAGCGTCTGGCGGAACCGGATTGAACATCGGTGTACCGCCATTATTGCCGAGATACATATACTGGGTCGGAAGGAAGGCCCGGATACGTGTAACGGCAAGCTCTGCAAGCTGATTCTCTATGTGCTCCCGGAATGCTTCTGTCGCAGCTTCGGCCCGGCCGTCGAAGAGAGCGCCGTGCACATCGATATCAAATTCGAGGCCCATGGAGAACCAGCACCTCCTTCGCCCTATCCCTTGCTGCATTGTGGTGTCTGTTGCACCAGGGGGTGCCGTCTACGACATGCTTGCCTATCCGCCAGCAGTGTTCGTCGTGACAGTTGTGCTTGTGGTAGGCTCCGAGAATTCCTCCCACGATGGCGAACTCCGTAAGGTCCGATCCAAAGCCGGAGAAGAAGTTGTAGTTGTGAGCTGATCCACCGGGGCAGCCATTAAGAGGACAGTTGTAACTTCCGGTTGCATAGGCAAGCCAGTGCTGCCAGGCATGGTATCCGAAAGCTGCCAGTACCGCGAACACGATCAGCAATGCCCAGAGTACAACTCTCTTCATCATACGACACGGCTCCTTGCCTGACGACCGTATGCCTGCAGCACTCTCTGCTCGAGCGCCTGCAATCCAGTACCGGCTACGGGCTCCTTGGCCCTGGTCCTTCCGGTACCGCCTACACCGCTAGCGGAAGTAGAGTTGGCCGTTGTCTGGGCGGCCCAGCCTGACGGACCCATTGTTAGCTTGACGACAGATTCAGCTACGGTCAGCTCCTTGATGAGTGCAGGCGGAGCAGACGTGACAATGGGAGCCGATTCGCTGTGCCCGGCCGCTACCGTCCCTAGCTGGCCGCGTAGAACGCTCAGCAGACGTCGAGCCCAGATGCTCGGAAGCGAGTGAGTCGCGAGGACGGACCCGGACCAGGCGCGCTTGACTGTCAGGTTATTCCCCATGATGTTCTGGACCAGCATCCACTCGCTGTCCAGAAGAATGGCTTCGTCTACAGAGAAGGCGTCGCCGCTCGGAACGGCCATTGTGTTGTCCGCTGCAGATGCAGTTGTGCATCCAGAGGAAGGGCTGATCCCTGTGTCAGTAAAGGCAGCATCAACGACTATCATGCGCTCGCTGTCTATGATCGCCACATCTCCGACACCGGGAGTAGCACCATCAGACACTGTCATCGTGCTGTCGCTGGAGCCCATACTAGCTGCGAGGGTCCCTGCAGGATAGGTGTTGATCCAGTACCCGTACGTTGCAGTGATCACGATCTCGCGCTGCGGTGTCGGTCCATTCCCGAAAGCCGCGCTGCTGTCGCGGTTAAGCTCGAGGTAGGTGTACGGGGCTGTGGGGTAATTGGGGTCGCCCCAGAAGATATCAGCGTTGTCTATCAGCACCCCGCCGCTAACGACAACGGGAACATTCACATCAACGTCTGCTATCTCAGATCTGTCAAACCAGACCCGCCAGGGATAGGCATACTGGTAGTTAGGCCAGTCCCAGCTACGAGTTGCATCCTCGAAGTAGAAGCGGCGGGCACACAGCTCATCGACATCCTCGCTGCTAGACTGGATGACACGATCGATCCGGGCACTGTTGTACGACGCCAGCTTGACATCAAGCTCGCGCATGACTTCTTCGCGCGTGGCGTAGCACGGCCGGTAGATCAGTGCCATCCTGTCCCTTGCTTTCTTGGCGTCGCTAGCGGTATGCCCGCCGCGTGGAACGGCTTCTGCTTATTCGGTTGTGGCTAGGATGGCCGCTTAGCTTTCGGCCTGGGCCGCCCTAGCTTTATTCACGACTCCGCGTGCCGTCGCCACGATCTCAGCGAGCGTCCCATCAAGGGACTCGGCTCGACCCAGGAGCTTGTCGGCTAGGTCTAGCTCGCCGCGCCGATACGCGGCGTGCGCAGCCGACAAGACCTCTGCGGCTTCCTCTAGCTCAGGGACCTGGTCCGGAGTAACTGGCGTCACTGGAGCTGATGCCTCCGAAGAGTCCGGCTGGGGGACTGGGCTGTACCCAGTCTCTTGGGTACTGCCATCCGTCGAAGAGACAGAAGAGGATGGCGCTGTACTGGCTGGCAGGTCCCTGTCGGAGGGGCTCTCCGCAGCGGGGGCAGGCGATGGGAGGACGGGTGTTCCAGAACTCCCACTCTTGCCTGGCTTGCTTTCTGATGTCGAGAAGCTGGTACCAGCTGATGGCTCTTCCTCCTCTCTCCTGTCGAAGTAGCCGGGGACCAGCTCGTTGCTAGCTCCGCTACTTACCGTTGCATGTGGCATTAGCTCCAGACCTCCTGACCTGGCAACGACGCCTGCGAGGGAAGGTCCTCTCCGCCGGGCGAATCGGAGGCATCCGTCACAGCGGCCTCCCCCGCAGACGTCTCTTCGACGGGTGGGGAATCCGCCGAAGCCTGACGCGGCAGACGGCACATGGGGCAGAATTCCAGGCTAGCCGCGATCGCCCGACATCCGCAGTTTTTGCATTCCCACATAGCCCCTCCTAGACCGGCGTTACCACAGCAGTCAGATCGAGCGGGACGTAATACATGTCCCATTCGACCGTTCCAGTGTTGGTGGCAGTTGAAGTCAGGGTGATGACGCCAGCTGGTATCACCATAGGGGTATTCCCGAACACGATCCCGGACAGGCTCGTCAGGTCGCAGTTCAGGGAATCGCCGGGAACAGGCGGCAGCGAGAAGTTGACCCCGATCGCAGCATTCGCAATATTAGCGGAGGGCGAGCATAGGTCGACAGCCGACGAGCCAGCCGCAGATGCCTGGGTAGAGAACTTCAGCGTCTGGGCCGAAGAGCCGATTGCTGTTACCACCTGTCCGACGATCCCTATCAGAAGGATCCGGCCGCCGGTCACAGTCCACATTGTGTACGGGGACGCTACCGCAGTCGGCAGCGTCGCTGCTGCAACGTTAGAGTCAACGCCGATGAGGATCTCTCGCAGCGACGCTGCCGAATACGATACGGTCATGACACATACGCTCCCGTGTCCAGCGGAACGTACGTCAGGTACCAGGCCATCTGGCCGGTGTCGTTGGCCGAAGTCGTCCAGGTGATGTACCCGGCCGAAACGACCATGTGGTAGGAAGTCAGGTACAGGGCGTTGCCTGCATGTCCGCCGACTACCAGCGCGCCGCCTACGGCTGCACTGGTCTGCGGAGTGACCCAGGTACCAACTTCCGCGGAGGTGATGGCTGTCGCCGTAGCGATGCCCGTCGATTCCGCCGTACCCACGGTCGGGGCCGTGCCCAGAGCGAGGGTAGTAGCGGTAGCTCCG